GTATACAAGTTTGGTACGAAGGTGGAGATCAACGATACCTTGTATACCTGTGAGGACAGGATGAATCCGAGGTATCGAGGGCAGGAACGCTTTGATATTTGGGTAGTAACAAAAAACGAGGCGTACAAATGGGGCGTGCGAACATTAAAAGTTAGGGTCTTAGCGCAAATGTAGATATGGACGACGAAGGGAAGCAGTACGAAGACATTACGCGGCAGTGCATTGAAAGGGATTGCGGGAAAGAGTTTATTATCACCGCAGGCGAGCAAGAGTTCTTTGCAAGCAAGGAGGGATTTCAACTTCCTAAGCGGTGCAAAGACTGTCGCGATCGTAAGAAGCGTGAGTCGAACTCTCCTTTCGGAGACGCGGCACGACACGCACGGCAGAGGCAGGGCGGCCAGCAGGAGGAATAACGTATGTCGAAAGCCGACGGAGCGAGGCATACTGGTTGCAGGCGAGGTACGAAGGTTCTTTTGAAGCTCCACAATGGAGAAGTAATCACAGACGTTTTCCACGAGCGGACAAAGAGCCACATCATTTTGGTGTCGGCAGGGCGCATTGCTAAAGCAGAGGTCAGGAGTTTCCAAGTATTACGCGGTAATCTAAAATTAAAGTATGAAAGATAGCACTAACAGCGAGTTCGACTCACTTCTCAAAATGGCGAAGGGGTATCACAAAGAGTTGCACAGGAATATACGCAACTATAGTTTCTGGGGCATGGTGTGGATAATTGCGCTTATCGGTTTCGTCGTGGCCGATCTTGGCCTGTCTCTCTCGAAGGTAGAGTTGCCAATATGGATAGAAGTTGGATTGTTCGTCGTACAAATTGTTGCGATGTTTGGTACTCTCCATTACTCACACAACCTGGCTCGCGAGAATGGGAAGCACACTGCCGTTATTCGTTTACTTGCCATGACCAAGATACACGAAATTGCCGACGAGATTTTCGGCGGGAAGTCGTCTCTTTCAGTGTCATTTGACAAAGACGGACTTAATGTTGAAGTCAAGGATAAGGAGACAGAAACGACCGCTAAAAGCGACACAGAAACGCCGAGAAATGTCCCTATTCGGAGGGGGAAAACTTCACGAAAGAGCACCAAGAAAGGTGTATAATGGTCGTATACTTATTAGAGAATAATATCGCTTAGAATATATGTCATTTGAGAACTTGGACGCACAGGATAAGGCAATTTGCGACGCTATCGTTGCGGGGGCAACGGATGAGTCAATCGTGAGTGATTTCGGGGTAGATAGCGACAAGATCGCGCAGTTGCGCGGGCACATCGCTAACAACCCAGAAGCGGCAGGAGATACTGCAAACGGATCGTCTGATGAGTCAGCGAATACCACACCTGAAAATGGTGCGGACACGACTGGCGACACTGCGAACACTACGGTGGGCGCGGAAGGCGAAGTTGCTGGTGAAACAGCAGGTGAGTCCACCGAAGGCGCGGAGGTAACACCTCCAGCTCCAGAAGGTGAGGGCGACGACATCGGCGCGTAATCGTGCTCTGGTCAGGGGAGGCACTACTGCCTCTCCAAACCAGCGTATGAATGAGAAAAAAACACAATGCAATAAAGCGACAGACGGAGTTCATCAATTCGTCTTGGAAACTGCTGTTGGCAGGGAAATATGTAAGCTCTGTGGCGATATTCGTGATGTAGACGAGTCTCCACAACCCTCGCCGCTTTCGGTTGCAGAAATTATGTTTGGTGCGGACGCTGATACTCACTCGTTCGGGGTCATACAGGGCAAACAAGAAGACAGGAGCCACAAAGACATACCAGAGAGTCTGTTTCAAGAAGTGCTTGCAACCACAAGATCAAGAGCGGCTATCATCGTTACCTTCGACGACATGCTTCTGGGCAGTCCGTTCAGAGTTGATAAGTTCCACATATCAGTAGTGAATGTGGAGTTTAAGAACATCAAAAATATCTTCCATTTGCTTATTGAAGCCCTCTCTGGTCGGTTAGGGGGCAACATGAACATTCGGAAGACAGGCGGGGACGATCCTGCTCCTACTGGCGTATGAAGCACCCTCTTTGCTATCTCGGTTTCCACAAATGGATACGGACGCGGCGAGGCAATGACTTCTACTGTAAGCGCAACGGTTGGTTCGGTTGTCGCGCTCAAAGGGAATGGCGATCAAGCGATAAATAATATATGGCACTTCTACCTGACATAGACGAAAAGGGGCATATTGTCGAAGAAGTAAGCGATGAGTCGTGGCTCATGCCTGTGGTAGATCTGCTCAAAGAGCAGTTTCCAAGTAAGTACGCAGAGGTACAGCGACTCACTCGCAACGAGGGCAAGAGTGTCAGACGTGCTCTCGAAATGGTTGGAGTCATGGTATGCGACCGAAGTGTGAAGTTGAAGCGCAGAGAGCTTGTACTACGATAACAATATGAAAAGAGTAAGCTGGCTTGAACGGTTACTGAACGGGGAGACGCTCGTGAGTCTTTCGGTTGGAGAGCAAACGATTGTCGAAACAGACCGCCGTGTGATTGTACAAAACGTGTCGAGTCGTCGCCCGAAATGGCTTACTTACTTGAAGATATAACGGTATGGCTAGACAAGAATCAGATCCAAACTGCGATATGTGTGGCGGCACGGGGGTGGTAACGACACCAGCGTACCAAAGCGGCGGCAATATCGTGGATGAAGTCGAGCAGGTTTGCTTGTGTGTAGAGGGCGGTGATGAGTACGAGGATGATTTAGCATTAGCAGAAAACGAATAGTTGTATGAGCTACAAAGATATGAGGGGAGATCAGCTTGCAGAGCAATGTTTGAAAGCGATCGGTGTTGGGGCGACCGTGCTCGTTTTGTTGGGTATTGTTCGGGTGATGTGGCTTATTGTGCAATCCTTCTGATATGAAGAAGTTTTACCTGCCGTACCTGTTTTATGTGCCCGCGATAATAATACTGGCGTTTTCTGGCTGGCTTTTCTACATCGCCGACTGCTCCACCGTACAAGCGTTTTGGTTGTTTACTCACGTTCCTGGGCGTTGTATATAAAGTTATGAACGACCTACAAACATTTCAGCATGGGGAAGAAGGCACACACTCGGTGTGCAACAAGCACAATATCGGTGGTCAGTCGGTATGTTGTGAGTGTTCTGGAAAGACTGATTGCTCGGAGGTATTCAACGCAAAATCTATGGAGGGCTACCTCTCTGAAAGATATTGCGACAGCAGACAATGGTTTTTTCTGACACAAGTACGTTCAAGTACAGGCAGTGCGAATCGTGTTGCGGACGCAATGGCTTTCAATATGTACGGGAGCACGGGATATGAGATATTGGGCTTTGAGATTAAGGTATCCCGCTCCGACTTCCTTTCCGAATTGAAAGACATGTCGAAGTCCGACGAGATTATGAGTTATTGCGACAAGTGGTTTCTCGTCGTGCCTGACGCAAGCATTGTTAAAGAGGGGGAGTTACCGAAAAATTGGGGACTGCTCGTACTCAAAGACGGGAAGTTGGCGCAAAAGGTTCGGGCAATCACTACGAGGAAAGAGCCTATGCCTGATTACTTCATTGCCTCGATCCTACGCAGGAGTGGCGACGAAGTGGATCGCATACGCGGCCAATATATCAGGCGCGAGGACATTGCGGGAGAGATTGAGGCGGCGCGAAAGAAAGGATATGAAGACGCGAGGGGCTACAACGGAAAACAGACCGAGGAAAGTCTAAAGCGTTTGCGTGAGTATGTCCAAGAGTTCGAGAAAGCGTCGGGTATCAAGTTGGAGGAGTGGCGGGGCAAGGAGTACGCAAAGTCCGTCGGTATGTACGTCAAAGTTGCGCTCTCATTAGACGAGGACTCGCTTAATTATCAAGTGCGGAGCATTGAGAGTGCGATTGGAACTCTGCAAGGAGGAATCGCAGAAATTACTAAGGTCAAGAAAGCCCTGCGTGCTGAAACAATATAAAAATATGGAATATCTCGAACAATCAGTGGCACTAGCAATGGAAAGCGGCGATTGGCGACCGCGTGGTAGGGAGGATGTCTTTTTCGCGTCAAGAGTAATGGGGGGGGTTGCATTCAATCTGACAGACAGTACAAGAGAGTTTGCTTTCCACATGCTCTGGCAGGAGATAGGTCTTGACCCGTCTTTCTGGCAAGCTCTCGGTAAAGCGAGGGGGTGGGACAATCTCATGGTGGAGGGGCAGTTTGGTAAGAAAATGCACATGAACTCTAAATGTTTCTGCGATAACCCAGAGCAATATTTCATGCACCGTCTCGTTGATCACATTGTGAAGGGAAAAGACGCGGAGATTTTCTTCAAAACACTATATGAGCAAAAAGCGTAGAAACACCATAGACATACCCGCGGCAAAGAAGTTCTTGCTAGAGGCATACGGGCTGAAAAGCCAGGTAGTGAACTCCTACCACCTCAAAGTGGTGCATGAGGAGTATTTCGGCGTATTCGACTGGTATCACACCACGGGCAAACTCCTCGTACGCTATAAGAATGGAGATCAGAAGCAGGTCGCAATAGCCAATGACGATGAGTCCGCGGCCGTAGCTATCAACCGCCATGTCATGCGCGATCTGGCAAAGGGTAAAAACTATTGGGACAAACAGGGAGCACAAGCGTTCCGCAATACACTCGCCACTATAGGGCAGGGGAAGGTAGCTGTGGCATAATACGAGTATGGCCGAAACAGCGTTGGTATTCAAAGAAAACGGGGCGAAACAGAGGAAGGATGTCTCACTCTCTAAAGAAGTCGCTATCGCGCTCGTCCAGAAGATAAAGGCGGGCGAGAATCTTTGGACATCAGAAGGAGCCAAAGGAACTATAGAGATTACTATGGAGGACGGGAGAGAGGCATTGTTACCTCGTACCACACTCAATCACTGGATAGCCAGGAGCAATGTAGTTCCAGAGCTGGGAATACCATTGCGTACCATGCTAGACAAGGCGAGAGCAGAGTACAGGGCTAGTGTGAGAGAGCGTAGGCAAAATGACATGATCGAAGAAGCCGAACGCAAAATGCAGAGGACGCTTCGTATCAGAACAAACCTACCAGTCGTGGGAATGTTCGGCATAATCAAAAACGAAAAAGGAGAGATTGTACGCAGAGAGAATCACAATCTACTGCGCGTGCAAATGGACACGGCAAAGTATGTTACCGAACGCCTCGATAGCAAGCACTACGGTCGTGTGGAGAGAGGGGAACACAAGCATTTAGTCTTCTCTCTCGCAGATCTGCGCCGCGCTAAGGAAGGAAGCGGACAAGAGGAAAATGAACCATTCCATATACAGTAAGACGGCTATGAAACCATTTTATGTCTCGTTTGATTTGCAAAAAAGCAGAAAGTCCAGCAAGTAAGCCATAAAACGGCCTTCTATACTGCGCTAGGACGAGTTTAATTTACGAAGACGTATGGATGATCACGAAAAAAAGTATCGAGTCGAAGTTCGCCGCGGCAAGTACGCTTTCTTTGAAGTTTTGGCAGTCAGTGAGGAAGACGCAAAAAAGAAAGTGCTCGCCATAATAAAACAAAGTGCATTTGCACGCGCACGGGAAGTACGAGACAAGGTGAAGGACGAAGTTGTGGAAATACTACCGCTCTGACACGATATGTGCGCTATGATAGGAACAGTAGTTGCAGGAGGACGACATGCACAACTGCCTATGGTGCGACGACCCTATCCCAGAGGGACGGGGCGGACAGTTCTGTAGTACCGAACACGAATGGTTCTACCGACGATCGGGTGGCGACTCGCGCAAGCACGAGGAAGTGAACGGGCATGACGCTACTGACCAGCCCGACACGCGCTCAACCTTTGCTCACGGGTACAGTCCCCGAAGGCGATAATCTCCTCCCTACTCACACCCATACTGCACAGCGCACGAGGGTGTGCTTTTTGAGTGATATAATACAGAGGTCGGAAGGCGAGTTGCAATTCGGGTAGCAATGCAGACAGAGGGAAGCCAATGTCTCGTTGCTGGCGTAGTCGAAAGACAAAGCGAACACAGAGGGGCAACCATTCAGGGAGAGCCAAGCCCTGTCCAGGGGTAGATATAGTTTCGACGGTACTTTGAAAAGTCATGCCACGAGGCGGAAACCGCACCACATTCCTAAAAGTGGGCACAAGGTAACTGCAAAAGCACTCATACCTTCTCCGTTTTACGTTACAGCAGGCGATCTCGAAAGGGATCTCCAGTTCGCGTAATCGAAGCGGCTTGTGTCCCGTCTATGCGGGGGTACGAGTTGTCATATAACAGCGTAGTGCTAGGGCGATAGTGCTGGTGTAATCGTCAAGAGTAGCAAATCAGCGCAGGGGCGGGGAGGTGTGCGAACCCTCCAACCCGCACGCAATAAAGGTTCGCTATGTCTCGTACACGCAGGGCTTAGTAACAGTATCGGACGCGGGGGCAATACCCGCCTACTCCACATTTTATGCAGAGGAGAATATACAAAGAACGAGGGGGAGAGTGTATCCGTTGCGGAAACGACGGGAGTAATATCATCGTATGCGACCTTTGCGCACCAAAGAAATAGTATGAACCCCACAGTTAAGAACAACCTGCGACAGATAGAGCTATGGAGCAAGGATGTGTTTCTGTTTGCAGACGAGTGTATGAATATGCGGCCGAGCGACCCTATTGATGAGTTGCGGGGCAAAGCAATCACTTACAAAGACACCTTCGGCATAGAGCGTTCCACTATTTTGTTCGATGTGGACGGCAACCTGACATACCCAGACCTTGCCTTTTACACGGTGGATATGTTCAAGAACCAGAGCAGGGGACTGTTCAAGAAGTACAAAGGCACGCGTTTTACATGGCAACAGACAGTCGAGCTAGAGGCATACAACAGAGCGATCAACACTTTCGACAAGGACTCATTCGACGCAGTAAAGCGGTGGATCAGCATAAAGTCGGGACACGGTATAGGGAAGACGAGCTTCCTCTCGGTCGTATCGCTTCACTTCCTCATTTGCTATTTCGGCTCACAGATTGGAGTAACAGCAAACACCGAAGACCAGCTCAAAGATATTTTCCTCAAAGAGCTTTCGTACTGGCGCATGAAACTGCCACAGTATCTCCAAGACAACATCGAAGTGCTCGACGACTTCGTTCGAGTATCGGGAGAGAAAGACTGGTTTCTTCGAGCGAGGGTTGCCCGACCTGAAAAGCCAGAGGCACTGGCGGGACTCCACGGTAAGTTCATCCTCGTTCTCGTTGATGAGGCGAGTGCAGTCCACAACAAAGTGTTCGAGGTTATGAAGGGAGCACTGACGGGGTATAACTACATCGTTATCTACACGAGCAACCCGACCCGTACCGAGGGGGAGTTTTTCGATAGCCACAAGAAAGGCGCGGCATTCACACAGCTCTCATTCAACACACGACACTCGCCGATCGTTGAAGAAGGCTATATCGAGAAAATGGAAGCCGACTACGGGAAGGGTAGCGACGAGGTGCTTATTCGCGTGGACGGAGAGTTTGCGGGGCTTGCTGAAATGGACGACAAGGGCTGGATACCGCTTTTTGCCAACATGACCATTTTGTTTGAAGCAGAGCAAGGACAGATAATCAACCGCGGCGTGATTGGAGTAGATCCTGCGGGTAAGGGGCGCGACCGCTCTATTGTGCACATAAGGGATACTATTTACCTCAAAGAAGTGCTCAATGAAACAACCTCACACGAGAAAGACCTGGCTCGAAAGATAGAGACGATACGCGACGCATACAACTGCTCCAGTAACGATATTGGAGTCGAGGCGTTTGGTTTGGGGGCGAAGGTGGTGGCTAATATACAGACCAAAATGGGGGAGAATGTTATGGCAATCCTGACTGACAAGCCGAGAGAGGAAGTGAAAGACAAATACCACACATACCGATCGGAGCTGGGGTGGCTATTGCGGGAATGGCTCTCTAAGGGGGGTATCATCATCACGAACAACGGCAAGGAATGGCTACGGGAAATGGAGAAAATGAAGTACAAGCGGGACGCACAAGGGCGCGTCATGCTCATGGACAAGGTTACTTTTAAGAAAGAGTACGGGTTTTCTCCCGATCGTTTTGACGCGGCCTGCATGACCTTCTTCAAAGACGAGCCAACTATGCCTGTACACCTCACCAAAGCACAGCTCGAAACGAAGGAGAACGCTGAATGGTTGCGCCGCGCACAGGAGGCACAGCGAGTCGAGTCTGTCGCGGGGGCAGGACAGAACTACTCCTCGATGTAGTGTGCACAAATGACACTTGACAGCCAAAAACAATGATACAATAAATCCAATATGGATACCGAGACAGTAGAGAAAAAGACAGAGCGGACACCAGAAGTCATTGCGAAGCTCACGGAAGTCTACGGAACAGAGGAGGAGTTTAATTACGCGCAGAAAGAAATACAGGAAATCAACGACGATCTCGAACTGCGCGAGAAGAACTCACTGGTGTTCAACGGCATTTCATACTCGAACGCATACGAATACAACCAGCGTAAAGCGATCAACTACTCGCCGCCACGCAACCCAAAGGACGACAGAGAAGTAAGCATGGGGCTGGTACACGAGAAGATAATCGGCTTTGCCGCGCTCTTTTTGAAGTACGTCTTTAAGCGGCGTACCCGTTGTTACGACGAGAAGGGACGACTCATCAAAGGCATGGGGGAGATATACGACCTTGCCATAGATTTTTCATACAAGCTGGAGCAGTTCAAGAAGAAAGTTGCTCTTATCTATTGGGAAGTGTTCACACAAGGCAACGCGTTCGTGCTCGAAGATTGGGAAGTACGACTTCGTAATATGCCAAAGGCGTTCACACAGGCGGAGAACGGAGAGAAGACACTCGTTACTGCCGACAACATGGACTACACCTACGAGTTTCTTGACTCGCTTACCTACGAAGAAGGACAGGACATACAGACGCGCCGCGCAATCTCTCGTGTGCTCGACGGTCGCCAAGTTATCTTTGGCAACCCAGAGATAGAGGAACTACAAGAACAACCGCACATTACGCTCGAAGAAGAACTGACCGACGCGGAAGCAGTGCAGATATTTGGATCGCTCAAACGCTGGGCGGCAGTCCCGAAGACCTACGACGACATTACAACAATGGTGGGTGAGAAGACGACGCTCTTTGATACGAAGCGGCACAAAGATCCAGCCAAAACATACATCGTGCACCGCAAGTTGAGTAAGCAACTCAATCGTTTTAATGTATATGTGAACGGAGTAATGATATTGCCAAGCAAGACACCAATGACGCTCTTTTACCCACGCGGCAACTATCCTATCAGCAACATCCCCGCAGAGCGGCTCCGTGGATCTATCTATTCACGCTCGACTCCTGCAAAGGTGAAGTTCAATGCGGACTTCGTAGACTGGGCACTTAAAATGCTCGCCAACAAGTTCGAGCAGGGCGTTGATCCAGCAATCTTGACTATGGGCAAATACACGCTCACGCGCGACATGTTCCGCGGCGGACAGGTTACACATGGTGTGAAGAAGGCAGACTTCGAGAAGGCAGACCCCGACAACAAGGGAGTAACCAACGCCGAGTTTAATTTTGTGAACTCTCTCAAAGAAATTGTCGAGAGTCAGTCGCTCAATCAGACCACGACAGGGGAGCTTTCAAGCGGCAACACTGCCTTTGAAATCGCTAAGGTAGACCAAGCACAGACCGACAAGCTCGGCTATCTCCTCGACGGTTTGATGAATGGCTTTATGGACATGTACTTGCGCCGCGCCGAAACTGTTGAAGCAAAATACACGATCAAGCAGAAAGAGACAGTCGTAGACGGCAAGACTATCCCCGTGTACCAGAACTTCTCCGTGAACGTGGCAGGTATTGAGAATGTCGTGGTGTTCGACGAGCAGGTTGGGTCGGTGGGATATGACGAGCAAGGTAAGAAGGACGAGCTGTTCCAGAAGTCGTTTAAGGACAAGAAGGCAGGATCGCCAACAGAGTATTATCTTGCGAACCCGATTGCCATGCGCGAGAGCAGGTATCACCTCGACATCGAAGTGTATCCAGAGCGAATGAAAGACAGCCAGCTCCAGCTTATCCAAATGTGGGATGATTTCAGACAGCGCATTGAGATATTCGGCAATCAAAACAACGTGGACGAAATGAAGAAAGAGTACCTCGAAACATCGGGGAAACCTGATACAATCTTCGTATCTCAAATGTACCAGCGTCTTGAAGAAGTTGAGGGTGGCACGAATATGGGGAGCTTTGGTAAGCCAACAGTCAAAAATGCACAGCTACAAGAGAAAGGAGTAGCAAAGTAATATGTCTTCAATTTCAGAATATTTGCGTACACGCGGACTCTCTCTCGATCCAGTCGAGGTGGATACCGACCCTATTATGGAGAGCGAACAGCTCATCAATGAAGCGGGTGAATTGTGGGAAGGTAAAAAGAACCTCATCACAATGGTGTTGCAGGCACGCATAAACGCGATAGCAAAACAGATACTCGAAAAAGCTCAACCCGAAGAAGTCTTGGTACTGCGGCAATCACTCGTTGAATTGGGTGCGATTGTTACGGACTTCGAGAAATACAAGGGTGAGAGCCTACGCCGCAAAGCGGCAACTTCCAATGAAGACAACACTTTATCAGCAGAGCCAGTCCAGCCCGAAGAAGGGAAGGAAGGGTCATTATAGGATAATTTTTGTATAGATATGGACGAAACTGAAAAGGCCGCGGCAGAGGCGGCGGCAAAAGAAGCGGCAGAAAAGGCGGAGCCAGACGCGTTTGGGCAAGCACCCAATCCTCCAGCACCAGCACCAGAAGGTGAGGGCGAGCAGAAGCCAGAAAAGAAGTTTGACGCTATCCCAGAGGATCATCCGACGATTGTTGCACTCAAAGCGCAGATTGACTCGGTAAAGACCGAGTATGGAGGCAATCTTTCAGGTCAGCGCGAACTCATAAAGACGCTCAATGACAAAATTGAGGCACTCTCGAATGGTAAGGTGATCGAAGGAGAGGGTGGTACTCCTGATGTACTGTTCAAGGACATCAAGCGCAGTAAAGACCTCACCAAAGAGGAACGCGACGACATGACCGATACCGAAATCCGCCAAATGGATCAGATTGCTGACATGCAGGAAGCGCAAAACAAAATGTACGCTGACTCCCAAAAGAAAAATAAGGAGGAGGATACGAGCAAGAAGGCGCAGGAAACAGAGGCAGTGAATGATCTCAATACACTCGTGCAGACAACAGCAACCGTGCTCGCAAGAGAGGCGAATGGTGGCAAGGATAACGTCGAACTCGCCAACCAAATCATCGAAAGTTCCAAGCAGTTCAACCTCGCTGGACTCGATGAGAAGACAGTGAAAGAGCGCGTGATGAGCGCGGCAAAGTTACTTCCTACTTACACACCACCGAAAGAACAGACAACCACGCATGGTAAGACAGTCAAGGATACTGCCGCGGGGAGCGATCCGTTCGGCGTGGATAAGATAGTCGAGGAAGCGACAAAGGGTTCAGACGGCACATACTCACTCTAATAGCATAACTATTCAACTATGGACGACGAAAACACACAGGGCACAGGCGACTTGGGAAAGGACGATCCGATGTTTCCAAATGGGGACAACGGCACAGCAGAGTTCCCACCAACCGCACCCGAAGAAGTAATCCCTACTCCAACCGCTCCAGCGTCAGTTGTGGAGAGCGTACAACAGCGACTCGCAGGGGAAAGTACCGCACAGCAGAAGGTGGAAGGAGAGGTACATGCAGAGTCTCCACTACCTTTTGACCTCTCGAAAATGAGTCGCGAGCAGTTGCAGACACTCAAATCAATGCTCGCCGCGACTCCAGACTCTCGCGAGCGCAAGCAGAGGAATCCCATTATCAACTTGCGTCGTATTGACGGCAAAATGATAGCGAACTTCGAGAACGCATACCTCGGACTGGTGAGTGATCCAGAAAATCGCCGCGAAGTGGAGCGACACCTTATCCGTGTTCAGTTTTACGGGGAGGAGGAGTTCAAACCGATCCTTTACTCGAAGTTCATCAACTCGGAACGCGTGCCATGTGAGGTTATAGACCACAAAACAAGCACTACTCCAATCATCGAGGGAGAGACTATCAGCCGTGAAACAGGGCTTCCTGTTGAAATGGTGCGAACCGAAGTCAAAAACTGGTTCACGATTAAGCTCCCCGACGGAAGCCAGGTCGAGATAGAGGCACGTCTCGCGAACGCGTAGTATGGACGAAAAGCGTCGAGCGGAGCTAGGAAATATCGTTAGGCACTTCCGCGGTAAACCAGTCAATAACAACGTGCTCGCAGAATACTGCAAGCGCAATAAGTTTCAGCCGCTTCTTGCAGGAGAGTATAGCGACTATCTCTATCAAGTGGAACATGACGACAAAGTGTCAGCACTGTTTCCTCTCATTCTCGCAGAGATCCAGAAGATAGCGTACATACCAGAGTTCGCGAGTGAGAGCGCACGGAAGAAGTTGCGCGAGCAAAACGACGAGGTTCGAGTCAATATCACGAAGCTCTTTGAGGAGTACGGGATAGAGTATCGCCTCGTTGATACACTCTCGCAGGAACTCGGTGCAATGGTGGGGCAAACAATCGTAAGCGCGGGCACAACCGCCTTCAACAAAGCTCTCGAAGTGCTTCTCCATGTTGCAAAGACGAAGTTCGGTGCACCATTCAACATGCGTCATGCGGCCGACTACGCTAAGGAGGTGTTTGATACCCACCACAACAAGGGTATTGACAAACCAAAAAAGTAGCGTAATATATGAGTATGAATGAGGCAATACGAAAGATACGGGACAGCGCGGCAATGGCATTCCTTTATGCTATTTGCGCTCTGTCAGTGGGCGGAGTCGTACTGTTCTGGATTGCGGCCATAGTGTTTGCAATCGGGGGCAAATAAACTTATCCACAGATTAGTTGATGTTGGTGTATACAACATCAACTAACTTGCTACATTTATGTGGCGCACGCACCAAAACACCCCTTCGGGGGTGTTTTGGTTTTCTAACTTTCAGTCGGTTATCCACACATGACACATTGCAGAAAAAAAGCGTGGTATATTGTAAGTACCGAAAGGTAAGTAGGTTTCGGAAACGGTGAGACACCGACAGCAAAGTGTTCCGAAGCCAACCTTGACAATTTATCCCGTGGAGAGCAGTTGCCGCAAGGCAGTGGGTCAGTTCTCCAACCCCGAACAATCCGAGTTTGCACCTCGGTTATCAAATAGCAGGGGCAACGATCTGACGTTGCCTCATCGCGCGTTGGATCAAACCAACGCGATTTTGCGTTGGAAACCATTATTCGTTCATCAGTTAGATTTGCTATGATTAAGCATAACCGCGGCGAAGTCGAAATCACCGACTACATTGCACCCGCTTCAACTGCGTTCGATTTCAACGACGTAGTTACACGCGACAGTGCAGGTAAGCTCGCCAAAGCAACAGCAACAACTCCGCGATCGGAGCTTTTGGGCTTGATCCAGCGCACTATCCTTTCAACGGATAGCGACTATGCTTCTGATAAAAGCGTAGCCGTGTTGGAGTTCAATAACCCAGAGTCCGAGTTCGACGCAGACGTTGATACAGGAACAGCCGTTGCCGCAATGCGCGGCAAGTTTTTCGACCTCAACGACGAGGACGGTTTGAATGTGAACGCAACGCTCCAAAAGAGCTTTAAGATCACGAAGGTTCTCTCAACAACGAAGGTTCGTGGTCGTTTTATTACCAGTGGCGACCGTATGCAACTGGTGTCATACCAGCAAACGATTACTCGTGCAGAGTTCACTGACGGTGGAAGCACCCTCGGTACACTCGCGCTCGGTGTAACCATTCCTGCTGGGGCAGTGTTCTCTCGCGCTCTCGTTACCGACATTACAGGATTCATCGGCGATACCTCTGCGGCTATCACGATTGGAGACGTAGGCGGAGACGTAGACCGTTACAACACTGGTACTCCGTCTGTGTTCACCACAGCGGCGGCAGGAACCGATATGGGTGCTCCTTCGGGGACACTTTGGCACACAGCGGCAGTCGTTCCAGACGTGCATATCACGTCAAATGCGGACTTTACTAACGTATCGGCAGGGCAACTTACCGTTACACTGTTCTGGTATCAGGCCGCGTAATCTTATTAGTCTTCTAAATCTCATACAATATGTTGGTTAGTACAATGACAGCTCCAGCGATCAATGACCTTGTGAAAAAGTCATTCGTCAAAGAGACGTTCCGTCCCGCAGGGGATGTGCGACGTATCTTCCACAAGGAAGTCGGCGACTGGAGTTCAGACACAAAGCGTATCCATGAAATTGACCGCGATCGTTTCGGAGAGCGGAAAGTCGAGGGACAAGCGTCAGCACAGCGCGGTATTTCGCAGGGGTATTACAAGGATATTACCCGATTCACCGTGTCCGTTACTCGTCTCGTGTCAGGTGAGGCATACAAGGCTCTTACCGCGCACAAACTTGCTCAATATGCCACCCAAACGGGAGCGGATGTTATTGACAAGATCGAACTCGATATGCGGAACTTCCTCGGCTACGGGGCAAGCTCCTCATACACAGATAACGGTGGGTTCACTGTTAGCACGACCGTAGGAGACGGCAACCCTGTCTTCTATACCGCACACACGTTGAAGAATAGCTCCACAACGTACTCGAACATTCTCTCTGGCGCACCGTCGTTCAGCGAGAGTTCACTCGAAAGCGCAGAGGACTACTTCTCGTACAACGTGCTCGATAACAACGGTCAGCGTATTACCATGAAGGCGAACACGATCATCACGTCTGAAAAGGCGACGATGAAGAACCGTGTAGATCGTACTATGGGCAGTATGTCTCCAGAAGCTATTGAGAACACAGCCAACGCGAACGCAGGTGTCAAAAATACCTACAAGAACAAGTACAAACACCTTGTTGTTGAGTTCGACGTTACTGCTCTCAATATCACCGATAGCACAAAATCGTTCTACTGGTACTTGGGCGCACTCGGCGGTATGCCAGAAACCTCGTTTCAGGCGTACTACGTCTCGTGGCTCTCTCCACAGGTTGCTCCTGTCGAGATCAATCAGGACAAGTGGACACTCTCGTACACTGGTCGCGCCTGCTACGGCATTGGTGCTGTCTCTGGAAAGGGAATGCTCCAAGTTCAAGCAACCGCGTAAGCACTTGGGTGCTCTGCCTGCTCCTTCGGGGGTGGGACAGAGCACCGAAGATTATCAGTTCACACTTCATGTATGGCAGACAAAGAATACTCTTTCAGCACAATCGCGGACGGAACGAAGAACGTAACGACAGCGGGTACTGCGGTACAGCTCTCGACGAGTTCAGTTGCATGTCGCATGGTTGAAATCCAAGCGAAGCCCGAGAACACTGACTCCATAGTGGTCGGTGCTTCGACAGTCGTTGCGGCGGCGGCCTCACGACGTGGAATCGCATTAGTACCTGGGGCAACAGTCTCGCTTCGGGTAACAGATCTCAATAAGCTATACCTTGACGCTGTAGTGAGCGGTGAGGGAGTCTCGTATGTTTACTTCAACAACTAAACGTCTTGGGATCACATCGGTGATCATCGGAGGGCTGGCAGGTATATTCCTGACCTTCGGCACGGCAGTTATTGGACAAGACGTACCGATTTGGCAGAAGATCCAGAACAGGGTAGAAATCTCCCCTCGCAATACCGCCCTTGTGGTGGACGCGTTCACACAGGGAGGTACGGCTGTTGCAACCTCGACTTCTGGCACGACGTTTGGTGCGCTCTCGCAGGCGCAAATGTTGGTAAGTTCGGTTATCACTATGACCCCGAACGTAACGTCAGCAACGACAACACTGGCGGCGACTTCAACTATGACTTCGCTCATTCCTGCCGTCGGCGATACGCGGACGTGGACGCTCCTCAACGGGACATCCACATCAGCCATTACCGCGGGGATTGCGGCTGGCACTGGTATCAACTTGACTTCAAATACGTTAAATAACGTACAGATACCGCCAGACGGATCAGCTCGTCTCACTTGTGTGCGGCTCGCAAATACTGACGTTCACTGTCAGGTAGCCATTCTTTCAGAGGGCGACTAATGCCTTCACTCTGACCATTTTCTCCACGGGGAAATTGGTCGGGAATGAGGGCGGAAGGCCAGTTATCCATAACAAAAACACCATGCGTAACGCAAAAACAGAAATAATGACAGAGGACATGAACCTCACCACGTCGTATCAGACCGTGGACTTTCCTGCGTCTTTGGGGGCGGTATACCAGCACGGCGGTCAAGTGGTGCTTACATTCCTTCGCACGAGTGGTACGAGCATTACGTTCATCGTGGACGAGTATTTCAGCGCACTCACAGGGTGGGTTCCTCGAACTGAAAAAAGCGGATCGAGTCTCAATCTCATGGAAATAACTTGTACCGAAGCGGCCTTTGCATACGCCTTTCCGACAGTCGCCGAGAAGATCCGTGTACGCGTCAAAGCGGCAAGCACGGATGAAGACCTTGATCTCTACCTTACGGTAGGAGAGATCGTCTAATACGACTATGAGCTACGACCAACCACAAGCGTCAAGTTCGATTATCGCCGTGGTGATCCAGAACTCCTCATATACCTACGCCGCAGACGCGGAGGCGAGCGACGCATACGCGATTACACTCTCGCCTGCTGTTACTGCGTACGCCGCAGGGCAGACGTTTAAGTTTAAGGCAAACACCGCCAATACAGGAGGTGCTACCCTCAATGTAAACGCGCTAGGAGCTAAAAATATATTGAAACAAAACAATGTCGCGCTGGCGACAGGCGACATTGAAGCAGGGTCAATCGTAACCGTTACCTATGACGGTACGAGCTTCCAAATGACCAGTTCCGACGCGAACGTAAGTGCGGCGGAGATCGCTAACACTCCCGCGGGCAGTATTGCGGCAACGACCGTACAAGCGGCTATTGATGAACTTGCCACCGAAAAGGAGCCGACAAAGGGAGCTGACGACAACTATGTAACCGACGCTGAAAAGGTAGTTATCGGAAACACGAGTGGTACAAACACAGGAGACGAGCCAACGGCCAATACTACGACCGAAGGAGTCGTTGAAATAGCGATCGCTTCGGAAGTAAATACGGGCACAGACGCAGGCAGGGCAGTCTCTCCTGACGCGTTGGCTGGTTCTAATCTGGGCACAAAAGCGGTACAAATAGTGGTCTTTGACTTCACTACGGACACTGCAACGGGCGACGGAAAGGCATATTTCCGCGTACCGCCTTCTATGGGAGGCATGGACTTGGTATCTGTTGCCGCACATGTAATCACAGCGGGTACGACGAACACGACAGACGTGCAGATCCACAATCTCACGCAAGCGGCAGACATGCTCACGACTAAGCTCACGATTGATAGTGCAGAGCTTGACACTTCAACAGCCGCTACTCCAGCCGTCATTGACGGAGGAAACGACGACGTTGCCAGTGGCGACATTCTTCGCATAGACGTGGACGCAGTGAGCACTACGGCCGCAAAAGGTCTTATGGTCAGCATGGAGTTCCGACTCCCATAAACTGATATGGCTACAATGAAAATCTTGGTCGTGGGTGGTGGCGGAGGTGCTGGCGGCCCAGATAACGCAGGAGGTGGAGGAGGGGGAGGAGCTGGGCAATTCAACTATGATGCCGCCTACGAACTTGCTCCTGGTGAACATGTTATAACCGTCGGAAACGGTGGTACTGCGGGTAGTATCGGCAACGGAGGTGTGGGTGGAACATCATCAGTGGGGGCATTACTAACTGCGGTAGGTGGCGGATATGGAAGTGGTGCAAACGCCGCGAACGGTGGCAACGGTGCTTCGGGTGGTGGCTCAACAGGTCAGCATTCAGGAGGAGCCGCAGGATCGGGTGGTACAGCGAGTGCGGGAAATGCAGGAGCGGCAGGGCTAAACTCTGGGTCGTGTCCTGGGGGGCAATACGGAGGTGGTGGAGGTGGTTCATCAACCGCCGCTGTAGCTAATGCCGCTGGTGCTGGTACATCAAACTCAATCACGGGGTCTGCTGTAACATACGCCGCAGGAGGAGCAGGAGGCACAGAAGTTGCGGGCAACTCCGCTGGGACTGCGGGGACAGCGAATCGTGGAAATGGAGGCAGTGGCGGAAATATAGACTGTTCATTCCCGTCATATCCAAAAGCAGGTGGCGCAGGCGGTAAGGGCGTTGTCATATTTAGTTACGTTACTGCCGAATGGGGGACGTGTACTGGAGGGGACATTACGACTGACGGGGCAAATACAGTCCACACATTCAATTCGAGTGGCACATTCACGGCAGTCGCACTTGCCGTTGGAGTTCCAGCAAGGAGGGTAATAATCGTTTCCTAATATGACAGAAGAAATAACTTTTGTAACAATAGTGAAAAACGCGGCATACATTCCCGCTATCTTCATTGGATTGTCTGCACAAAGCTACACGATACTCGCAGTGCTCATGGTGGTGGACACGATATTTGGAGTATTACGCGTTGGGATAGTTCACGGAGGCGAGCATATTAGGAGTTACCGCCTTAGTGCGGGAATACTTTCCAAGCTCACGATAATTGGCGTTCCGTTGATGATCGCATGGGCGGGACAGGGAGTGGGAATAAATCTCGTCATGGTAGCGCAAGGAGCAATCAGTATGCTCATCCTTGCCCAGTTTTATTCGATCCTGGGCAACGTCTATTCAATTCGAGTAGGGAAGGACGTACAGGAGTTTGACGCGGTATCGTGGGTGCTCCACCGTCTCCAGAAGACAATAGAGCGACTCCTCAAAGACGAGACAAAGCACACTAACATACTCGAACAGACCTCGACTCCTCCGCACGAAACCTCTGTCGCTTTTAAGAAAGAGGAGGACGGTCGAGCATTACAAGAAACTAGCAAATAATACTATGACACTACACCCACTTTTGCGCTCATCAGCAGACCCAGAGAAACTTTCTCTCACGATAAAGGGTATTCTCACGGGCCTTGTTACCTTGCTTACCGTTGTTGGAGTAATCCCAGCGGAAGCAGTCGCAGAGATTTCTCCTCTCACTGATATAATTGTGCAAGCGGTACAGACTATTGCGGGTGCTATATCCGTCTGCATGATCCTCTTTGGAGCACTGCGTAAGATATACATGCAATACTTTGCCGACAAAGAGTAACCTATGATTGAAGCAAGTACACTCGTCGAAGACGTACAGGGGGAGTTCGAGGGGGGCAATTCACTCTCGGTAGATTGGGATATTCTCATCCGCCGAGCAGTTGAAAACCTCATGGACAACTGCCGCCCAGAAACACTCAAACGCAGAGTGCCTATTTACGGCGGCCTGGCGCAGGAAGTGTATATGTACTATTGCCCGACGGATGTGCTCGTTCCTTCGGACGTGTACTCGAACGACGGCTTGCGGAAGTTCAGCTATGTTCCTTCGGCGGTGTTCTATAGAAACCTCGACGAAAATACCTATACCATTGAGTACATCAACGGTCAGCGGTTTCTCGTGGTACGACACAATCAGACAGTGGCTTCTCTCACCATTGATACAATGGAGACGCTCGGAACGAAGACAGGAGGAAGTGCCGCACTCAACAGCCACAACTTCATCGTAGGAAGTGGGTCAATACAGGCGACGTTTACTGACGCGGGAGTAACGCTCTCCGACACTCTTTCAACATCCCTCGACATCGAGGACTATCTCAAAGGCGTGGTACTTCTGCCAACGTACATTCCGACGGCAGATAATCTCGTTTCGATCGAGATACAGCTTCTTTCGAGTGTGGGGAACTACCACAAAGTTATTTCGACAGCAGATAGTATCGGGGACTACTTCATTGACGGCTGGAATATCGTGAAGTTCGATATGGCAAACAAAACGACATCGGGCAGTCCCACTAACACGATTACGTCGTGGAAAATCATCGGTACAACTGCGTCAGGTACGACAATGACGCTGATATTCGACAAGTTTACACTCCAGAAGTTTAACCCGTATTATCTTGAATACTACTCGAACCGTGTCTTCATTAGTGGTACGACGGGCGCATTTTGGCAGAGCACCGTCTCTTATTCACAGGACGACAAGATAAATGTGGATCGTGATACATCGGGTATTTTGCACTACGAGCTGTGCCTCTTGGTAACGCAGTCTTCGACATTTGACGCAGTAGACGGGCAGGCCAGCAAGCGTTTTGAAGGGCAACTGCGCCGCAAGTATGAGGCGTATTGGAGTAGCCACCCGTCAAGCGAAGCACCGCTTTCTTATAGCAAATCTCCTGAAATAGACATCAGTATGGACACTGCATTTGGTCAGTTGCAGGACAATACGGAGAGTATCGAGACATAATATGATTGTAGAGGACTTTAAGGGTTACATGGAGGGTGCGGACATTACCAAAATCCCGCCACAAAACCTCGCATATCCTTCCAAGAACGTCGTCGTGAACAAAGGGAAGATCACGACACGCGGAGGATTGGTAAACGACGGGACACTGGCAACGGTAGCCGAAGCAGTCCACTCCGAGTTTGTATGGAAAGACGCGCTTGGCGGTGTACGTCCTATTCGTGTGCACGGTCAGACAGTGCAAGTTAAATACAACAGCAAGTGGTACACGATCTACACTGCGCTCGACGCTGATACGGTACGCGTATTTTTTGCAACGTGGGTGGATAATAATGGCTCCATTGTGAAGAAGCGTCTCTTTTTTGTGGACGGTTCAACTGCTATTTACCAATGGAACGGGGCGATTGTGGAGGTGGAGAGTTACGCACTCGATGTTATTACGATCGCGGGGGACAATACGCTTGCACAGGAGGGGTTTGACGCGGGCAACGTAACCACGCAGACAGTCATAGTGTACTCCCTCGACGGGAATGGGGACGTTGATGATACCGACGAATACACCTACACCAACGATCCTACCGCCGCACAGGATTTGACACTAAGCACGACCCCGAACCCTGTCCCTGTCGCGGGTGATGTAGTCATTACAAAACCCACGAAGGTGTCTGACGTGATCTCGGCTGGGTTTGATATAGACGTGGTGTACTCGTTCAAGAACCACATTGTCGTTGCCAACTACAACAGCACGAGCGTGTACTTTTCTCATATCGAAACGTATGTGCTCGCTACTGGACTCAACTTTGTCATGCCTTCCGCGGGGAGTCGTACTGCCCTTACCCCTATTTTTATGCGCCTCGACGGGAACTTTACCGCAATGGTGGCACGCAAAAATGTGCTCTGGATCTCCGACAACGACGACTGGTACAAGGTAACTAAGTCGCTCGAAGTGAATGCCTACAGTTTGTGGGTGGACGTGGAGAAGTTTGAAACGGGAGAAAACAAAGGTGCACTTCCTATGGCCTGTGCCAAGTACAAGGGAGACATCATTTATGTCGCGCAGGACAGCACGCTCCAGCGAGTAACCTCGAACGAGGTGTTGGGCGTGGACGAAATACGGCTCATTTCTGACGACGTGGAAGGACTGCTCCAGCGTGTAGACCTCTCTGACGTGCGTGTGTACTACGTTGAACGCGCCATTTACCTCATTTGTCCTGTGGACAGCACTATGATCATTTTGGACTTGGTGGAGGGGTATTTTCAGCCACCACAAGGGCTTCCAATCAACTGTATGAGCATTATAGACGGCATAAAGTACGGCCACCACAGCGCCCAAAACGAGACGTACAAGATATTTTCAGGGCGAGACGACCTGGATACTCCTATCGAGGCAATAATCGCTTTCGGATACCTTCATGGCGACCACCCACTCCGCTACAAACAGCACACTATGATCGGTCTTTCGGCTCGCATGACGGTGGATACCGTTGCCACAGTAGACCAGTATTTCGAGGAGGAGGCAGGCAAAACAACCACCAATTTCGAGATAGACGGCTCCACTGTTACCTCCTATGCGGTCAATGACGACGTGAGCTGGGCAACACACCCATACGCCGATCGAAGCTGGGCGGGAGCGGACATGGAAGTGTCAGAGCTTCGCCGCGTACCTGTGTTCTCGAAGTTCAACGCGGTATCGTGGTTCGACTTCGGACTCAAAATAACGATCACGGGAATAGACAACGAGTTCCATTTGCTCGCGTGGTGGATTGACGAACAAGCCGCTCCGCGAAAAATAGGGAACGACCTGTTCATTAGTAAGTAGAGACATATTTATCAGTGATACAATACCTTTATGGCGCAATACATTGTAAAAGCATTAAAGACCTATCTTAAAGTTCCACTGACGACTACAGCAACGTCAGTCGTCCTTCGGAAGCTCCAAGACAGTAAGGAAAACAATCTTACACTCGCGAACTTTGGTGCGTGGGGCGTTATCGTAATCAAGCAAGGAGATACGATAGAAATGATCAAGTTTTCGGCCATTTCTACAGCAGTGGACGGTACGGCGACGCTCACAGTTGCTTCAAGCGGTCGCAACTTAAACCCCACTACTCCATACGCGGGATCTTCCACAGGAAATGCCTTTTCATCGGGCGCAGAAGTAATTGTAACGAACGACCCGCTCACTGTTTCACAATTCGGAAATCTTAATAACGCACAAACATGGGCGGCTCTCCAGACATTTACACTTGCTCCAATATCGAGCGCAGACGCAAGCGCGGCAAACGAGTTGGTGCGAAAGAGCCAGCTCGACGCGGCTGTTATTGGAACGCTGACACTCACTCCTATCGTAGTCCCTGCGACGGGTGGCGCAGTTCTCACCGTAGACCAATTCGTATATCTCGATGTCGCGGACGGGGAGTGGAAGCCTGCCGACGCGGATACCGCGGCACAAGTTGAAAACTCAATGCTTGGAATTACGCGAGGCGCGGGAACCGACGGAGGAGCTATTGCAGGCGGTGTTACGGTTGGTGGAACACACGAAGCGGCAAGTGCGATCTTTACTGCCAATACGAAATACTACGCTTCAAACACTGCGGGCGGATTCTCTACGACCCCAGGAACAAAGGAGGTATCCATTGGATATGCCCACACCACAACGAAGTTCTATTTGAAGCCACGATTTGACCAGCAGATTACCGAAAACCAGCAGGATCTCATTGAAAAACTGGAAGCGGGCACAGCGTGGTATGCGGCCTCTGCCGTTGGTACGGATTCGTATGCAATAACTATCACCCCCGCAATCACCGCATACGTTACGGGTATGCACTTCCGTTTCCTTGCGGATGTAGCAAATACGGGGGCGGCAACACTCGCTGTCTCTGGTCTTTCCGCTCTCGCTATCAAGAAGCTCAATGACGCAGATCTCGCAACAGGAGACATCGAGGCAGGGCAAATCGTTGAAGTGGTGTACGACGGTACTGACTTTCAAATGCAGAGTCAGGCGGCAGTTGCACCTGCAACGGTTGATATTCAAACATTTACATCATCAGGGACATGGACGAAGCCTTCGGGAGCACTCACTGTCGAAGTGTATATGTGGGGTGCAGGTGGAGGCGGTGGATCAGGCCGTCGTGAAGCTGACGGAACGACTGCGGGTGGTGGTGGAGGGGGCGGGGGCGGTTCGTTTGCACATAAGGCGTTTCTTGCCGCAGGTCTTGGCGCAACTGAAACCGTTACTATCGGCGCAGGTGGAGCGGGCGGAGCGACTGTTACAGGTTCCGATAACGACGGAAACGCAGGTTCGACGGGCGGAGCGACTTCGTTTGGAACAGCAACACTCCTTGCGGCACAGCCAGGATTGGGAGGTGCGGGTGGTACGGTTTCGACATCAGTGGGGGGTGAGGGAGGTGCGGCTGACAAAAACGGAGACTTGCTTGAAGCAGGCGGTATGGGAGGTACAGGCACGGCGGCGGACGCAGGCGGCGCGGCAGGAACCGATACAGCCGCACTACGTTCTGCTCGTGGTGGTGGAGCAGGCGGAGGACTGAACTCTGTTGGAACAGTTAAAGCCCCTGGTGTCGGCGGTGGTTTCATCACAAACTTTGTCGCCGCTGGTGGTGCTGTAGGTACTATTGGAAACTCGAACAGCAGTAAGCTCTATGGCGGAACAGGTGGTGGCGGAGGTGCGGCAAACGGTTCGGCTGGAGCGGGTACTATCGGCGGTGCTGGAATAAACGGCTCTGGCGGTGGAGGCGGTGGAGCGTCAGAAACAACGTCGGGCGCAGGTGCGGCTGGCGGTAGCGGACTCATCATCGTCATAACATACATGTAACCCTATGGCTTTCGTCTATAAAGTAAAAAAGGGGGACACCCTGAACAAAATCTCTCAAAACTACGGGTTTGCTAACTACAAAGCCGCAGGTATCAACAGTGTGCCAAGCGGCAACTTTGACTTGATTAGGGAGGGAGAGGAAATCAATCTCGGCAATTACGACCCGAACGCGATTAAGACACTCCAACAAGGCAGTCCCGTCGTGTCTTCAAAAGACAACGAGCAACAGTTTCGCGATGATAGCGACAAAATAAGCGGCATAGATACTGCTTTTTCTGATAGTGTACTTGGTAAAACCAAGACAGAAACTAAAACCACCGAGCAAACTCCATTTGCAACAGGAGAAAAAAAAGACGCGGCGGGAGAGGTTCAAACAACGGGCGATCCTTTGCTCGATAAACTCAATAAGTGGGAAAAGGATCAGGCGGCACAATTTGAAGTCGAGGCGACAACTCGAAAGAAAGAATACGAAAATCTGTACACCACTTCTCTTGCCGCTGTAGACGCAACCACACAGGCAACGATTGACCGTATCAATACAAGTTATGATAAACGCACCGACGAACAGCGTCGTATCAACCAACTGAACATTGACCGTGTAAAAGCGTATGGACTTGGAAACGGCGGACAGTATACGCCGATCGCTTTCCGCGACGCTATTTCGCTACGAGAGCAAGAAGCGTCTGACAAGATTTCTGAACTCGATAATCAGAGAAACTCACTCATCGCACAGGCGAAGTCTGCACGAGACGCGGGCGCAAGCGGACTCCTTCGCGACAAGCTGGACGACCTCGAAAAAGTCGAGAGCAGTATGCGCGCACAACTGGAGGACGTTGAACGCGAAGCAGAGTCGCAGTACAAACTGCTCCGTGATTTGCGTAAGGAAGAAGAAACAAAACATGCGGCGCAAGTAACTAAAATGAAGGAGCGTCTTGCCGCGCTCGCTCCACAGTATGCGGGCGATTATGAGGGTATGTCTCCAGAGGAACGCGACGCGTTTATTACGAAACTCGCACAGCAAACGGGGCTTGACTACGCGACCGTCTACTCGACGCTCGAAACGTCCATAATGACGGCAACGAAAGATAAACTCGATATTAAGAAGAAAGAGTCTGATATTCAAGCGTCGAACGCTCTCACAGGTGCTCGGAATGCCTCTGCCGCAAAGTCATGGGCTGACGCGGCTGTAGTAAACACCGATAAGAAGAACCAGTCTGCTATGCAAGGCGATGTTCCTGACACCTTTACCAGTGCGGCCGAAGCCGAAACAAAGCGCAAGGCGTTCGTGAAGAAGTACGGCGAAAAAGGGAAGGAGTATTGGGACAACATTTTCTACAACAAAGAAGACGAGGAATACTCCTATGACATCGGTGGAGAAGGTGGGAGTGCAGACGATCCGCTTGGTATACTAGGAGAATAACTATGAAGTACACCGACTTTGCAAAGCAAATCAAGGCAAAGTACCCGCAATATGCCAGTGTAGACGACAAGCAACTTGCGGAGAAAATCATTGCCAAACATCCCGCCTACAAAGATCAGGTGGAGTTTGATACTGGCTTTACGAGCGCGGTCGGCAACACACTCAAATCAATCGGAAGCGCAATAATGGGCGACAGGGGACTCGGTGTGCTCGGTAACACAAAGTTCTTCCAAGAAGCGGCCGAGGGGCTGACCACAGGCGAAGAAAAAGCCGCGGCACAGAGACGAATGGCAGAGTCTCTCTATAACGAAGAAAAGCCAGCACCGCGCGACGTAGTAGAGAGTAAGAAAGATACCTTTGGCACGCATACAGCGAAGTTTCTCTTTGACAGCTCCAAGTCGTTTTTCGACACAATCACGAACAAGCTCTCCGAAACCACGATGTTTAGGGAAGTGGCCGAAGGGCTAAATGTGGTAGAAAGTGGGGAAGCGCAAGGTGAAACACTGGACTTCCTTGCACAAGAACTCACGGGCAATCTTACGGAAGCTAGTAAGTCATTCTCTGGGCGTGGTACAGCGAACATCATTGACACTATGATTGCGTCGCCTCTCAACTTCGCGACTCGTTCTATTTACGGAAAGAGCAACGCAATGGGGGACTTCTTTGCAGACTTTTCAGAACAAATGCGCGAGACGTTTTCAACTGAACGATCGCGTGCGGCCTCTGCACAGGAGTTCGGGCTGGACAAAATGGGGAACCCTGACTTCTGGCTCACGACTGTTGCAGAGAATACACCAGTTACGCTTGCTTTTATGAAAGCGGCGGCTATTCCCTATGCCGCAACATCGAATGCAGTCTCGGCACTCCTCGGATCTTCGACCTTCGCTAAAGTAGCGGCAGGCGTGGCAGGAGCGGTAACAGGAGGTACAACCATGCGAGCGTTTGAGAGTTCGGCAGAAGCAGAGGAAACATACAAAAACGCAAAACACAACGGCATGGGCGAAAAGGAAGCCATTGCCGCGGGAAGGCAGGTCTTCGAGGATAACATGAAACTCTTAGGACTTGACGCAGTACAGGTTGCACTCGCGCTTTCTCCTTTGAAGCTGGGGAGTGGCTCTATCATGTCGAAGATCCTTATGGAAACCGCCGCGCTTGCCGTAGGAGGGGCGACAGAGGGAGGTGAGGAGGTATTTCAATACGGAGCGCAACAGCGTGCGCTGGGGCTTACTGACCTTTCGTCGCTTGAACTTGCACTCTCTGATCCAAAGGCGCAGGAAAGTGGCTTTATTGGAGCTGTCATGGGTGTGATATTCCAAGCGGGCGGACGTATCAATCAATTTGGGGAAGAAAAGATACGAGAAAAGTATCTTGATCAGGTGGCTCTCAATTTAGGCGTGGAGTGGACTGACGCGTATAGCAAGTTGAAAACCGTAACCGAGAAGCAGGCGTTTCTCGATAAGGTAGCGGCCGCTGATGAGAGGGGAGTACAGGACGCAGTGCGAGCAGTTGAAGAAGAAAACCAGCGGTCGGCAACGGCGACAAAGGAGGTATTTGAAACCGTACGAAATACTCCAACGGAGGAAACCGTACGAGCTGAACTCTCCTCTGGTAAAAGTCCAAACCAAGTCGCACTTGAACTCTCCAGTAAAATAGGAACAGAAGACGCTATTGCGCTTGTTACCGACGTGGTTTCACGCGAAACGGCCACACCCGCTCCCAAGCCAGTTGTAGCAAAGAAGACTACACTCGCCGACACGAAGAAGGCACTCTCGGATGTGGACGATAAGGTGCTCGAAAAGACCCCTGCTGATTTGCAAGAGGAGTTTACTGCACTCACCGAAGAAATGGAGACTGGTACGAAAGATATTGTGAGCGAAATCGAGCGTTTGAAAGAGAGTATTGCGGGAGCAAAAGACGGTACGCAAACAAAGAAGGAACTCAAAAAAGAACTCGCGGATCAGCAAGCACAGCTCAAAATGGCGGAGAAAAACTTTAGTGCAGACATGTCGAAGAAGGCAGAGAGCTTCCGTACATTCTTGGGCGGGTATATTAAGCAGAACTTCGCAGACTTGGGACTCACTGACGAACAGCAGAGCGATCTCATAGACGACATCGCTATTCAAATCACCGACCCGACTGCGCTCAAAACGTCGTTCGCTTCCAGTATCAAAGACATCGTGGCAAAACAGGTGGATACGGTCAAAAGTGGAGCAAATAAGCCCGTTTCGGCCGAAAAATCGTCTAAAACGCCTCTAAAAGACAAAAAAGAGCCACAATTAAAGAAAAGTAACTACACGGAAAAGGCATGGAAATACGTGCAGGAATGGGGAGCGGTAGAGTTTGACGACAAAGCGGAGGCTGTAAAGTACGCCGCCTCGCTCGAACAAACTGACGGCGGCACATGGGTTGCAGAGGAGTCTCGCAAAGGTATCTGGCGTGCTCATCGCATTGACCTTGCAAAGAAGACCCAGAAGGAAAAAGTGAAGGACGCAATACAGAAAAAGGGCAAAGCGTCTATCAAAGAAGTTGCCGATGAGACAGGTATTTTGGAGCCGAACATTCGACGTATTCTCGGAGTGGGCGCAAAGGAGGGAGACTTTGAAAGAGTGGCAGACGGCGTGTACACGATCAAGGTTGGCGACCAAGACGTTGCGTTCGTTATCCCCGCAGACGCGCTCCTTACCCTTCCGAAGCTCGCCAAGCAGGGTTTTAAGGCGGATATGGTATTCCTCGACATCCCTTATAACACTCCAGCCGTGAAGGGCGGAAATAGGGGAGTGAAATACAACCTCATTTCAGTAGACAACTTCGACAAACTGTTGGATAGCGTAAAGACCATTCTTCGTACAAAAGATAGTCCCGTCATTCACATGTACTCGCAGGCGGCGAGTGGCCTCAAAGCCATGCAAAAGTACAACGATCTATTCCCCACTAAAGGGTTCACTCCTATCGGACGCGGCGAATATACGAAGCTCCAATTGGACGGCGTTACTCGTGTCCGTAATATGCGGGGCAATATCATAGAGCCAGAGGGTATACTGGTCTTCAACCAGAGTGGAATGTCCGATAAAATCGGAAATCTGAACTTCAAGCTGGTGCGTCCGAAAGGATACCAAACGGAAAAGCCAGCGGAAATGCTGAAAGCCCTGATTGAAATGACCACCGAGGAAGGGGATGTGGTACTTGACCCATTCGCGGGATCAGGCGTTACTGCGGCAGAAGCCGTGCGTTCTAAGCGTAAAGTGGTTGCCATAGAGAAGGACGAAAAGGTTGCAAAGGAAGTAACGGTTCCTCGCGTTGAGGCGGCGGCGAAAGAGGTGAAGCAAATAGGACTAATGGACAGCGATGAGTCGTACACTCCGAGAATGAACGCACTTATTAAAGAGGCGCAAGAAAACAATGACCCATTCCCGTACCTCAAAATGACGAAGGAGGAGCAGGCGATTGTGGATAAGGCATTTACCGAAATACTCCGTGCGACTCCGATAACCGTTCCCGAAGGCTTCAAACCGTACGTCAGAACAATCACTGGCGAGACAGTGGATACGGCACGACTGAATGATCCTGCATACTTTGTAGAGGCGTACGAGTCTACGTTCGCTCGTGGCGGTACAGACGAAAAGCTCTATAAGACACTTACGAAAGAACTCGTCCCGAAAGGCAGGGAGGCGAGCGGTTTTTTGGCGGACATGTACAGGAAGGCGAAGGGATCACAGAAGAAGACCGTGAAAGTTCCGAAAGAGAGCGACAAAAATACCCTCTCCATAATTACTGA